CATTGATGCATATTCCAAAGCGCTGCAGACCGGTAAGGTCGAGGCCGATGGTTGGCAGTCGATTCTGGCGGCAATGCCAACCATCGTAGACACCCTAGCAAAAGCGACCGGTAAGAGCGCTGAGGAGATCCGCTCTCTCGGGGCAGACGGCAAACTCAGTCTAGATATCCTCACCGAAGGCTTGCAGAAGTCGGCACAGGCAAACGGTGAACTGGCTGACAGCATGGGTGTAGCGGTACGTGATGCACTGCAAAATCTCAGCAACGCCTTCTCTGTTTATATAGGCCGCTTGAACGAGACCACTGATGGAACTGGGATTTTAGCTCAGGGTATCAGCGTCATCGGTGACAACTTCGAATCGCTGGCGAACATCGCTGGTGTTGTCGCTGTGGGTGCACTTGCGGGCTACGCTCGGAGCCTTGCCGGTAGTGCCGCAGCTTCACTTGCAGCGACCAAAAGTGCTATCTCGGACGCCATCGCACGGAAGGCCCAGGCGACTGCTGTTTTGCTTGCCGCGCAGGCTGAGCAGCAGAAGGCTCAAACAGCAGTCTTTCTGGCCGAAAAAGAGGCCGTTGCTGCGCGTGGGACTGCTGTACAGACCCAAATGTCGCTGCAACTCGCTGAGGCGAGGATGCTTGAAACGCGAGCAACGAACGCAGTTGCGGCGGCCCAAGCAACTGTTAGTCGCGCCTCTCTGGGGGTCATGGGGGTTCTTGGAGGGCCCGCTGGTATAGCAGCCCTTGCAATCGGTGCCGCAACTGCCTTCCTCACTCTGCGTGACAACACCAGCGTCCTTGAGGAAAAGCTGGGCGATCTCAACGACCCAATTGACAAGCTGGTTGAGCGTTTCAACAAACTAAACCGTGCCACCCAGTCCGTTACCCTGCGCGAGCTGAAAGCTTCGATCGAGGATGCAGAGAGCGAGCTGACAACTGCCGCCGGATCGATCGCATTCGAGTTCCAGAGCAGCCTCACCAATGCAGGATTGGCGGGCGCGTCAGGGTTCATGGGCGGCATCGCGCCGCTGCCGGCCGAGTTCCAGGCGGCGATGGACATCGTGAAGAAAGCCTCGGCCGATCAGGCTGCCGGAATGGCTGTCGACTGGAAGGAGGTCGCTGATCGTATCAGGGAGGTTCCAGGCGTCACCGCAGAAATGGCCGATGCCCTGGAGGAAAGCGGCGGTGCGGCGACCGAGAAAGCAGAGGTAATCAATCGTCTCAAGCAGGCCATGGCTGAGCTGACGGGTGAGACTGATGCGAATACGAAGGCTGAAAGGCAGAACGCAGCGGCTCGGGCAGCAACAGCCCAGGAAACCCAGAAGTATCTCGATCAGCAACTGAAGCAGCTGGCCTCGGCGCAGGACAAGACCAACACTGATGCCGCAAAGCGCTACATCGCAGAGAGGGTTGACCTAACTGAAAGCGAGAAGGCAGCAATCCTTTCGGTTGCAGCGGCCAGGGACGCACAGAAGAAAGCTGACGACGATGCCACCAAGGCACGCCGAAAGGGCGCATCCGAAGCCGAGCAGTCCGCCAAAAAACAGCTAAAGGACTTCGAGTCCACCGAGGAAGGCTACAAGCGGCAAATTCAGCTGATCAACACTACCGGCGATAAGCAGAAGGATGCCACCGAGGTCGCCAAGCTGTCGTTCGAGCTGCAGGAGGGTAAGCTTGGCAACCTGTCGAAGGCCCAGCAAAAACACCTGCTGGAGCTGGCCGCCGAGCTCGATTCGCTCAACAAGATCAAGAAGGCCAACGAGGACGCCCTGAAACTCAGTGCGTTCAAGGCGGCTCAAGCCACCGGTACTCAGACCGCGGTCAATGGCTACGACCAGGACCTTGCCGGGATCGGTAGAGGTGACAAAGCGCGCGATCGCATGCGGGCAGACCTGGCGCTACGCCAGAAGTACGTGGAAGACCTCAACTCCCTGAACGAGCAGCGCAACACCGGGCAGATCAGCCCGGAGCTCTACCAGCAGGAAACGCAGGTCCTCGCTGACGAGCTCAACAAGCGTCTCGCGGCCCAGCAGAACTATTTCCAGCGGGTCGATGAGGCGCAGTCGAGCTGGTCGAACGGTGCCACAGCAGCCCTGGAAAACTATCTCGACAGCGCCGCCGATGTAGCCGGCCAGACGCAGGAGCTGTTCACCAATGCGTTCAGCAACCTCGAAGACGGCATCGTTCAGTTCATCAAGACCGGCAAGGCGTCGTTCAAGGACTTCGCGGACGCGATCATCGAGGACCTGATTCGCATCCAGGTGCGCCAGGCGGCTGCCGGCTTCCTCAGTTCGGCGTTCGGCTTCTTGGGCGGCGGTGGGGCGGCGCTGGGGAAGGGCACCATGACCGGGTTCAGCGAGGTCATTCCCAACGCCAAGGGCGGGGTCTACGACTCGCCCAGCCTGTCTGCCTTCTCCGGCGGGGTGTACGACAGCCCTCAGATGTTCGCCTTTGCCAAGGGCGCGGGGGTCTTCGCCGAAGCCGGTCCCGAAGCAATTCTGCCTCTCCACCGGGGGCCTGATGGCTCCCTTGGCGTCATGGCGGCTGGCGCCGGAGGAGGCAGCGGAGAATCCTCGATCACGTTTGGCGGCATCACCCAGCATATCCAGGTGTCAGGGCAAGCCAACGCTGCCACCTTAGCCGATGTTCGGCGAGCTGCCGAGCAGGGGGCGCGGGATGGCTACGAGCTTATGCTGCGAGACTTCAAGACCAATGGCGCCGGGCGGCAGATGCTGCAGCGGCGGTAACTATGCTCGGCCCGCTTCGGCGGGCTTTCTTTTTGGAGTGACCCAATGGCGGAGGAATGGCCCGAGGACCTGGAGCCCACTGAGGTCACCTGGGGTGTCGTCTACAACAATCGGGGCTTCAGTTCTTCGCTGTCAAATTCGCAGCAGATCGTGGCTCAGCCTGGCTCTTACTGGAAGTGCACCATGAATTTCGGCGTTCTGTATGAGGAAGACGAACGCGAACTGACGTCGCTGCTGGGCCGCTTGCACGGGATGTTCGGCACGGTGAACGTCCCATATCTCACCCGCACGCGTGCGGACAACATCGGTGCGCCAGTTGTTGCCGTGGCCAATGCCCAGGCCAGCATCATGCAGCTGCAGGGCATGCTGGCCAGCCGACCGGTATTCAGCCGCGGCGATCTCATCACTATCAGCGGGGAGATGTTCGAGGTGGTGGAGCACGCCTCCTCCGACGCCGCTGGCAAAGCCGTGATTGCGGTGAACAAGCGCATCCGCAAGCTGATCCCGGTCGGCACTGCGGTGGAGTACAAGAATCCCTACTGCGAGATGCGCCGCATGGATGACACCAACGAATGGACCACTCAGCCCGTGGTCTCGAACTCGACTCTGCAATTTCGAGAGGCATTCTGATGGCCACCGGTGTTTTCCCGTTCAGCCAGACAGTCGTCGACATCATCGCCAAGGGCAACTTCATGGCGGTATACGCCTGCCAGCTGGATTTCCCCGATGGGATGGTCTTCGCGCATACCGGTACCGGCGACCTGGTAATCGGTGGCATCACCTATCAGGGCGTCGGCACCTTCGGCGCGGTCGGCCAGTCGCAAGAGAGCAGCAACTCGGGCTCGCCCATGTCCGTGGACCTGACGCTCAACGGCCTGGACACCCAGATCATCACTGAAACCTCGCTGAAGGGGTGCCGGGGGCGCAACGGCAAGCTGATGTTCGTGGTGTTCGACCAGGACGGCAGCTATGCCGCCGACATCCTGTTCAGCGGGCGCATGGACGCCGCCAAGTTCTCCTATGCGGGCAATGGAGAGGAGGGCAACAGCATTACGGTTCCCCTCATCGACCGCATGGCCGAGTGGAACCGGACCGGTACCGAGCGCTGGACCGACGAGAACCACCGGGCTCGCCGGCAGGACGACCGCTTCTTCTTCGCCATCGCCCAAATAGCCGACTGGCCCATTTACTGGGGTGCCTCCAAGGACGCACCGAAGTTCACCTACGAGACATAGCCATGCGAAAGCGCGATTGGACGACACAGCTTGCCAACACGATCAAGGCCGCCACCGAGCGGCCTTTTTCATGGGGCGAATTTGACTGCTGCCTGTTTGCAGCCGACTGCGCCCAGGCGGTGTGCGGTGTCGACCCTGCCGAAGCCTACCGGGGCCGCTACTCCTCCGAGGCCGGAGCCAAGCGCCTGCTGAAGGAGCTGCACGGCTCGCTGGAGGCCGCCTGGGATGCCTGCTTTGTCCGCATCCAACCAGGCCTGCTGCAGCGGGGCGACATCGCCCTGTACGACGGGCCCAACGGGCGAGGCGTGGCGGTGTTCTGGGCGGATGAGTTCTGGTCGGTGTCCCCTGATGGGGTCGGGCGTATTGAGTGTGAACCGTTGACGGTGTGGAGAGTTGAATGAGTTCAGCAGTCAAGAAGGTGGCCCAGATCGCGGTCGGCGCGGCCATTGGCTTCATCCAGGGCGGGCCTTGGGGCGCGCTGGCGGGCGCAGCGATGGCGTTCTACGTTGCGTCGCAGCAGGACAAGCTAGATACCGGTTCTCTGCGCACCAGTGAACCTTCCAGCCAGACCCTGCGCTCGTCCAAGGCGGCTGCACGCTACGTGCTGGGCCGGGTGAGCACTGGTGGCGTTCTGGCCTGGGGGCAGGAGCAGGCCGGCGACCAGACAGACGGCGAATGGTTGCACATGGTCTACGTGCTGTCGGAGGGGGAAATCGATGGCTTGGAAGACATCTTCTTGGGGGAGGAGGTCATTCAGGCCTACGGCCAGTACGCCTCCTATGAACTGGTTACCAACCCGACTCAGGTGAACTCATACCTGAAAGCCAACAGCCGGGACTGGCGCGATACCCAGATCGGCCGGGGCCTGTCCTTCGTGCGGGTATCGTTCAAATACAGCGCCGAGAAGTATCCCTCTGGCATTCCGGATGTGCGCTTCGTGATCCGTGGACGCCGGGACATCTACGACCCTCGCACCCAAACCACCGGCTACAGCGAAAACACTGCCCTTCACATCCTCTGGTTCCTGCGCAACCGTTGCGGTGTGCCGGATGATGAGATTGTGTTCTCCAGCTTCGCCAACAGTGCCAGCGTGTGCGATGAAATGCTGGCCAACGCAGATGGCAGCACCTCGGCACGATACCGCTCAGGCTGTGTCATCGGCGCCGACGAGTCGCGCACCCAGGTGATGCAGAAGCTGGAGACGGCGTGCGGCGGCAAACTGATCCGTGTCGGCGGCCGCTGGATGCTGCAGGTCGGGGCCTACTACGGTCCGTACGACTTCGAGATCACCGAGGACATGGTGATCGGTACCGTCACCGGCAGCACTGAGCCGACCAACGACTCGGCGATCAATACCGTGCGCGGCACCTTCGTTGACCCGGCGCAAGCCTGGGCCGAGACGGACTATCCCGAGGTGTCGGTGAGCGAA